GCCTTTCTGAAGCCAATGCATGCCGGTGAAGTCCATGCTCCAATCTCGGTCGCCTGGTATTCGGTATGTCCATCTGTTTGAACCTTTCCAATTAACAGTAATACTGGTCATTTTCAGGTTCAACGTGACTCCTCTTTGGCCGAAAAGCGTTGTCCACGTGCTGTTTATATTAAGTTGTAGAAGCACATCGGTCCCGACCAAGGGAATTTCGTTTGCCATTTACTTTCACCCCTTTTTGTTTCCTCTAGGAAACGGTTTTTGTTCGGATTTCACGCCTGCCTGATATTGAACTGAAACAAAGTCGTGCCTTTCCACGTTCTATTGTCGCGTTGAAGCCGGCTTGGATCAGTTCGTTCGTGAACTTGAAGGTAGTTAAAGAATCCTGCATCTCCCAGATCAATATCTGTACTGGTTATCGCCGCTCTAATGTCATCGATGCACTCCTTAACTGTATCTGAATTTTCGCTTTCATCAAAAACATTAATCGTCACCCTTAGTTTCTCAACTATCGTAGTCTTCGTCGGGATCGTCGAAATAATTTGAACGTCAAATAGTTCGATGTACGGCGGCTTCTGGTTCTTTTGAGGCTTCTCAGAGATAACCCACGTGGGAAGCGCCTCATGAACGCGAGCGTAAATGGCCGCCTGCAATGCGTATGCTGCAGAATTAAGTGTCACAATAACGCCCACGCTTCAAATGCAAGTGTGATTTGTATCTCAAGTTGCTCAGGAAGCCATTCATCGGCTAGGTATGCCAAAAACGGTTTACCTTTCGTTCCTTCTTGTTCGATCTTGTTAGCAATAAGGTACGCAAATTGCGCGTTGGTGAAGCCCATATTACTTGGGTGTCTTGAAGTCCAGTCAAGCAACGCTCGATATGGGGGCCGGTGCGGCACAGTATTCCACTCTACGACTGAAGCATAGGGCGCATCGGCGTGAACGTCAGCGTCGAATACTTCTGAAGGAGTTGCAGGCGTCATCCCGATTGAACCTTTCGTCTCGCCGGTGTCAACTTTCACGTCTTCCTCGGCCTTTGCCACAGCTTCTTCAAGAACGATATTTACTCCGGCAGCGGCCATTGCGGGTGCGGTAACGGCAAGGCGTTCTAAATCAGCAATACAAAGCTCGTCTTCGACATAAACTTCGCCTAATGCCATTATCTCTCTCTCCGTATCGTTCTTTCGTGATTTATACTTATTTAATTAGCTCATATCAAGAATTGGACTAATGAACATCCTACCCTTGATCGGGACAAATGTGGCCGCGATCGCCCGTATATTTTCAGGACTCATAACGCCGGGATAAACCGCCTGAGCCATGTGCTGATAGATTATTGGCGTTCCGTAACTCTTCGTAGCAGGAAGGATCGTGTCGCCTGGTAGAAGATCAAACATGAACATAGTGATGATCTTCGTCACCGTAGCTGATGTAGTGTAGGCGTTTGCTAACGGATTGACCATCGTAAGTGTCAGGCCAGGACCAACATCAGCGATCGTATTGACTTCCATCATTTCGCCATCAACGATGTTGACGATATCACCTGCGGCAAAGTCCTTCGTCGGCCAGCCATCGTTGGGTCGTGGCGAGAAGCCGCTGACTTGGGCCACTGTGAGCACACTTGACGGAAGCGTTACTGCATCGGCGACCGTCGTTGACGGCGCTGTGTCCAACATTGCCTGCATAGTAAGGGTATCTTTTTTGATTTGCTGAACGCCGTTGAGACTTGCTACCCACGTCACTACGGAACCTGTTAGGTCCATCGGTGTGCCGTCTGGATTTGTGGCAATCACTTGGATGAATGGTGAAGACTGTTCATCCATATTGATGTCGGGATTATCCCGCGTGAGAACCGTTATTTCGCTCATGGTTTCCCTCTAAGCCTCCTCAAGAATCGCGATGCCTTTGAACAGCCCCCGTTTATGCCCTCCAATAATAAATTCTGCGATATGGGTATATTCTCCAGGGGATAGACCTGTAGTATCATCCTCCACCACGGTTATGACGATGGTTCCGTCAGCGCCATTGATCGTTATGGCGCCATCAGCGCTGCTCTTTGTAACAACGTCGCCAGAACTACCCCGCAACCGCCATTGGACGATGCCATCCTCCAGGTCAGGCTCGATCGTCGTTTTGGTATCGTCGGTCCAAATCGTTCCTGCTATCTGTTTGAGTTCTCCTATGGTGATAGGAGGGTCGATAATATCCTGATGCCGTATCATCGTGAATCTCCATCTAAGTTTGACTGGTCTAGTGACGAGCCATCCATTTCGTTTTCTTCGCTCGATGAACCTTCCACATTTGATTGATCCAATGCTGAGCCCTCAAGCCACATTGGATAAAGGACGACTGCTAAGGAAAGTTGCGTGACAAGTTCAATATCCGGTACTACGTTCTGAGAGATACCTATTTGGATTGTAGGTGCGAGGATAGCTTGAGCACTAATGTCCGGCGTGAGGTGTTGGATAATAGCTAACGCTATAGTTGGTGGAATCGCTCGCGAAATGACGTCGGGAACCGTTTGTTGCGTGATCGCTAACGCTATAGTTGGTGGAATCGCTCGCGAAATGACGTCGGGAACCGTTTGTTGCGTGATCGCTAAGTCTACTGCTGGTGAGACTTTCTGCACTCTGATATCCGGAACCGTCGGAGTAACCCCGATACCTATTGTCGGCGCGGCTGATGTCTGCGAACGGACGTCTGGGACAACTGTTTGAATCGAACCAATGTCAAGTGCAGGTTGTAATGTCTGGGCTAAGATATTTGGAGAAACCGGAGAAACGCCTATGTCTACTGATGGTTTAGCCGCTGAGTGTGCAATATCGGGAACAACGGTTTGTGTTTTGCCTACATCGACAGTCGGAGCTACTTTCGCTGCACTAACGTCAGGAACAACCATCGCGGAAATACCGACCTTATAAATTAATCCAAATTGACCCCATTCGTCAATCACTATCGTTCCGGTTTTTAATGCGAATGACCCGTCCTCTCTTACGAACGTTTTTCCGTTGGCGCTGTTCGCTGCGTAACCTCTATCGACGTATGCTTGCGCTGTAACTGTGGTCATGGTAGTTTCATCACCGGATAATATGACATCGCGGTTATCTGTCGGTCTTGACCATACGCAGGATGCGCCGTGGTGCTATTCCCTCCAATAGTAGCTACGTACGACGCCGCCGTACCGAGTCCCGGCCCCCAAAGGCCGTTCGTGGCGGTCTGATATGCTAAATCTGCAGCCACTGAGGTTGAATAGAAACCACCCCACGCAGATCCTATACTTAAATAATAGTAATAACTGAATGAAAGTCCCGGAGTCCCTAACGTAAGTACAGGACTTACTGTCAATGTGTATGTCAGTTTTCTAAGCATCCAATTATCATGCATCGGGTGTCTAATAGAAAGAGCGCGTAAGACGTAGGCATTATAATCATACGTGACGCTCGTCGAACTTGCACTCCATAAAAAGACCGTTATTACGTCACCGACTGCCCATGCCGGTGTCCCGTAATTTACATACGTGATAGTCCAATATTGACCCGATGCGGTAGCTGAATTTGAGGCGGTTTGTACTAAACTGCCGTTGCGATAGATGCCTATAGTCACGGCTCGCGCCGACGCATCGTTGTTTTTTCCTGAAAAGCAGAGATAAGGATAAAAACTACCATAATTGAGGCCGTAATTAAAGACCGGCATAACTCCCGAAGCGATGGTATAAGAGAACTGAGGCGACGCAGGTTTTGACGTAGGAAGCGTTAGGATATTGCCGCCCGTAAGTAACGTCTCGGTCGGCGTTGGATTCGTCGCATAAACAGTCGGAAAATTCACGCGGCGGGTTCCCCAGTCAATCCTTCTCGATTGAATTACCGACATTACATCACCACCTCGATAGGGATGTAACTTGCTGAGTTTATCAGGATCATCGAATAATACAGCGGGTGCGTGGTTCCGCTCGACGTTTGGATAACGTATGAATTTGATGCCGTCACGGCCGCATCTTGGTATTGGTAGCCATACGTTGCAGCGGAATACCACATCTTTGTAGTGCCGGGTAAACAATACGTCTGTGAATGGGTTGACGAGGCCACGTAGATGCAGTTACCAAGTCTTGAACCACCTCTGCTCGGAACACCTAATGAAAGCGTCGGATAAGTCGTGTTTGTCGTAAAAGTAAAATTGTACAGCGCCATGTTTTTATTGAGCAAACGGGTTTCGGCATACATCACCGGCATTACGTTAAAGGCATAATAATCATAATTGGCGGCGCTCGATGCACTAGCCCACATCGCTAAATTGTAAACATCCCCCGTTGGATTTGTGCTTAGCGTTGTGTTCCATGTCTGAAGTGTCCAATAATAACCCGCCGGACATGAACCGCTTTGTCCCACCCCCCACGCCGATGCGCCGTTGTATAATTGTATGCTAATCGTGACCGCTGAGGCTGATGTGTTCTTGCCCGCCGCATAAAAAGACGGTTGATATCTGCCGCTAACCCCTGTTGCATAAACCGGGCAGTCTGCGGCTTGACAAGTGTAGGATACTTGCGCTCCACCTGCGCCCGGATTAGCATTCGGAAGCACGACGGCGCTCCCTTGTCCTAAATATGTTTCGACAGGAGTTGACGGAGTAAAGAGAGACGGGAAGCTATGAAGCGTTCCGGCGACCCCTCTCGATGTATCCCCAAAAACTGTCGTCATGGCGTCTTTGTATAAACTCCCGTAACTACTATCTCCGCTGCCGCGCTGCCGCTGACGTTCTTGACCGTGATGTAATAGGTATTGTTCACGTCTTGCACTAAGCCAAGTCTTGCTCCTGCCGTCCCGTCACTGTCATACATAAAACTCGTCGTTGTTGGGGAGTTTGCGAAGAACTGAACGGCCTGATTATACATTATGTTGTGAATCGTCGCCTCGTATCCACTAGCCGGTTGCACAGCTAAGGTTCCATTGTTGGCGAGTGAGTGTGCTTCAAGGACGAATTTGTCGCCTACTACTGTCATTCAATCACCTAAGAAGCCGCTGCTACTGTCATCGTGTATATCCCCGCTGCCGCCCACGTTAATGTAAGCGTTCCGTTGGTTACTTGCTGCGCCCCTAAGTCGAGGTAGCAATGCAGCGGGTTCGTCGTAGTTGTACTCGTCGGCGAACCTGAGTTGATAAGGCTCTGGATAATTGCATACTGCGCGGTTATCGTTGCGTTCGTTGTGAATACGAGAGGCGCACTTGTTTTAAGTCCAACTACTGCTGAAGTAACTGTAGGAACAACCGTCGCGACTCCTGAGCCGCCGAGTGCGTAACCATTGACGGCTGCTATTTCAAACGGACTTGATGCCGCCCATTTTATGTCGTTGTAGGTCGCCCATGTTGCCTTTACAGGCGCATCTGCCGTAGGGCCAAGCACGCAAAACGTTGTCGTGCTGTTCGCTTGTATATTCACTAAGCCGGTCATTAATTTGATCGGCGCGTTATCAAATACGGCACTTGTCATTTATTAATCCCCTCTTTTTTTCTAACATAATTTCCACAATCATTATCGTAGTGCTTGAGTCCGATGTGCGTTCGGCTGTCCCAAGTACAACGGTAATGATAATCGTCGTCGCTCATAGCGTCCGCTGGAAGTCGCCTCCCTCTGTGGCAGGTAGTGCAGTTTTGAAGTTCCACAAGTGGCGGAAGAATATTGTTTCGGACGGTTACTTTAGGGTCATAGACTTTAAACGCCCCAAACTCGATTTGTTCTACATCTACCATTTTTCTAATGCCCGTGGTCCTTTCGCCATTTCTCTCTGTCAAACTTAGTAGCTTTCGCCGGTGGCTTTGAAATCTCTTCTTTCGGCGCCGACACTGGCGGTTCAACTCTTGGAAGGCCAGAAATAGTATTCCACGTCTCCGATGAACTAACAGTGAACGACGCGCTATTGTTGAGGAGCGGGTACGATACTTTTTGCACGCCGTTGAGGATCGTCCGAACCTCGTAATTATACGACCCAGGGATAAGGATAGCTGCGTCAGTTTGCGTGAACGCGAGCATTATAGTGCATACCGTTGTTGAAATGGTCGCCAGTGGATTCACCGAGATAGTCAGGTCAGGCGATGCGAATATAACGGTGGGCGTTGACGTGCCTGTGCCGGTGTCCTTAGTGAGCACCGGCGTCGAACCGGAGAAGATAGATAAGATTATTCTTGCGGATGTATTACTGAGCCCCGTGAGTGTATATGGTGCTGACATTCCATTGGTGAGATCAACGGGGGTGCCAACACGCCGGTCAGTGATCGCGACGCAATGCGTATAGTTTTCCCCCTGCCGGAAGCTGAAATCGTTTGCCATTAAAAGACCCCCTGCACGATTGAGTCAAAATGAATGGTCGCTTCAGTCCCGCATGATGTGCTCGGATTAACAATGAGTGATACGCCTTTAATGACGAGACTCTGCGATTTGACACCGCCTTCGGTGAAGTAGATGCGAAGCTCGTATGGATACGTGTTCACCGTTGTTGTTGAACCAATGCCAAAAGCAGGCGATGTGTCATCGGGATTGAGCGTGAGCAATAGTTGGGGGACTAAGTTTTGAGCGGTTCCGCCGGTGAGATCAACTATTTGAATCCCATTATCAGCGGTGTGCTTCCGCAGTACCACATTACCGTTTAACGTTGCAGTCCACACAACATTTGTGGCGTCTGTAAAATCTATCGGATTCGGTGGCGTTGCGCCGTCCGTGCCTGTTATTGATTCGTATCGCGTGTCGCCAGCATCGAGGACTATATCGTCAGCCATTTTGAGTCTCCTAATCTTTCGTTCCTGTAGTTGAGCCTGTTTCTTCAACAGCGCATTGTGATGATCCCGTTTGTGCTAAGACGGCTGTTGTCGCTGCCGCTGACTTGTGGGCTGCTGTTGTGCTATCTATTTCAGCATTTTCCATAGTCGCCTCCGTCTGTGATTCTGTGAGTGGCACCCCGGTCGTCGCATCGGTAAGCAGTTCGACCGCCGTGTTCGGTTGTAACCACTGCTTCCATAAAAGCAGCCAGCCCATCCTCGGCGAGCATGACCCCTGTGTGACTGTGTAGCCGGGAGCGGCGTAGAATACTCTTACGCTGCTGGGCAAACGTGAGCACCCTCCGGCAGCCACGATGGAACCGCCGCTCGCTTGGTACGTAAAAAGTCCGCTTAGCTGATATGAGCACGAACCGGCGCCTACAATCTGCCCTACTGTCGCGGTGTATGTCCATGTTGTCATTCTCTCTCACGGTACTTGCAGTTTGAATACGCCCGTCGCGCCGCCAAGTGCTATCTCACACTTGTCATCTGCTGCATTATTAGCGTGGAGCACGATAGCGCCGGCCCCATACGTGTGCGCCAGCGGATTCGTCATTGTCAGCGTAAACGGACTTGCCGTTCCGCTAATTGATGCGATCGTATTGGCTTCCATGTGACCTGCCGTGTCTCCAATATACACCTGACCGCCGGGAACGCCTAAAGTGTAGGTAACGAACCCGTCCGCGTCATCGACGCCTATCGTGTTTTGTCCTGATGTGTTGAACGGCGAACCCCCTATGAGTGCTTGCTGAACTGAGCCCCCACATAAATCACCATATCCAAGTAGCGGCCAGCCAGTGTTTGTCGTGCCGGCGGTCTTGCGGTACATCACCCAGCCTTGCATCCCAATAAACGACATGCCGGTGCATAAGAATCCGTTTATTCCTGTCGTAGGATTCGGCACAGCATTGTTGCCTTCTGTATCACTGCTCGCAAAGAACTCTGAATATATTAACGGGTCGGCTGACGTGTCTACGATGGGGGCAATCGTGGTCAGCGGGACCCCAACGCCATCGGTGTAGCCTGCAAGAGCGCCGTAGCCGCTTTGATTCGATATTTCATACGAGATTATATCATGGACGTAGTGGTGTGCTATATTCTGCGAGAACGGCACGTTGCTATGCACGCCGACAAGGAGCACGTAGATCGGATCATTCGTGATGTCAAGTGCATCATCGTTCGCCGTTGCGCCCCACAGCAGCGACGCACCGTAAGGGTACATATGTGCTTGTAGATTAGTCATGTTAAATCCGCCCTTAAATCCCATCTCATAGGAACTGTTGCCTCAAGATTCATGTTCTGTGCTGTTGCGGTGGTGTTCTTTTGTGCGCCACCAAACGGAGTAGTGAGCTGGAGTGAGCTGAAGAAAGCCATGTATTCCCCAACATAATCATACCCTGAACCGGGCAACTCATACAAAGGGTCAATATACGGTGCAATCCAATCGCACGCTTTCTTGGATAATCGTGCCTTATACATATTACAGATTATCGAACACCTACGCTTCTGCTCGCTGATGTTCCAAAATTCAGGCGCAGGAGCATAGTTCGGGGGGTTTCCGTCACCCCAACAAAGATCGCTCCACCACATATTATTGCACCATATAACCTGATTGGGGCTTGGTTGGTAGCCCATCATACAGCCAAACGACTTCGAAGGGTAATTCTCAAATATATAATTCATAACGCTGGTGATTGTTGGTCTGTAGAGCTGGTATGCATCAAAGAATTGGAAGGATACCGCATCCACCTGCGACATTCGCGTGTCAACGGCGGACCACTTTAGGGTTTCTGAGCCGTCCACGTTCCGCGTATATGCCGCAGGGTTGCCGTTCGGTATCCATGAGCCGACAATCCAATCCCATCGCGGGTCTGAGCCAAAGATATGTATCATAATTTCTAATGATGTTCGTTCCCTGAGCCACGCGGCACCGTTATCTTCCATACACTCGTATCCGTAGCCCTTAAACTGTGGAAGTGACTGCCACCAATCAAGCTGGTCACCGTAAAGGGACTCGTACTTATCTTCTCCATCCGCAACGTGTGCCTGATACTGTGTCGGCAGATTGCCGATTGGTGGATTATAGAAATCAGTGCTGGAATACGGAATCGTCGTTAAGTCCATCCACACGTTTATTCCCGCATCAATGAGTACTTCTGTTGCCCTGTGTGACGCGGCGATAAAATCTTCATCAATAGCGTGAGTGGTAGGGTTCCTACCGATTAGTTCCCATGCATTAGGAGAGATAACCGCATCGTAGTTATTCTCTTGTAGCGCCTCGACCATAAGGGGGTTTATCCACGGCGCAATCGGGTAATACCCACTGTAACAATTATAGTTTCCAAGCATCTGAAGTCGGCTCGTTGTTGTCATCGTTGTTACCCCTGGGGGATATACATTAACCGCGCCCCAATATTGTCCCATGTGCCCACCGAATGAAACGGTAAGTACCATGTGAACAGTGATGAAACCCAATACGAGTCCCATGAACCACCCAATAAAGGGATGTTCATCATACCATCCCCTCTATTAGTCATCCCACACAGGTATTTTTCCGGTGCACCCCCTGATGTATCCGCCGGTAACAAGCTCCAATCATACATTGTGTTTTGCACAATATCCGCAGACCAAACAGCACCACCACCTTCTGGAACTGCCAATGACGTATCAACATACGGCGCTACGAATGTATCTTCGGCGAATCCGCGCTTGGCAACCCATACCTCGCCTGATGGGGCTATATTAATCCCGTCTATAAACTTTTGAATGTTGCCGTATGGTCCTTCCAGACCGTACCATGATATTTGCTGCACTCCAATTGTTGGAGTATCTGGCGAAACGAGGCCGTCTGCCGCGCTTGTCGTGAACGGAACTCCCTGCCCGGTTGTGTTGCCTAAGTTTACACCACCGTTGTCGGCTGCTAGTTGTGAGGTCCAGCCGGTACGAACGCCGCTAACTCGATTAGGTTCATTCTGAATAGTCGTGACGCCGGGTCCTAGGGAGATTTCAGTACCCTGCGGCTGCCACCCCCACGAATTAAAGCCGCCGTTCCAGATGAGGAACGCAAGTTGCATTGCGTTTGTGGTGTAGAAATCCTGCATTCCCCACCCTGCACCTCGGTTCTGCGCTGCCGTGCGGAACTGGTCAACAGTGAGTCCCGTTGTCGGAATGACGCCAACTTTGGATTCTAACAATGGACCATTGACAAAGCCTTCAAACGCCCCAAGTGCGATCCACGGAACCTTTATGCCACCTCGTATGAATGTGGGGTTCAACTTCCACGGTATCGGGTCAGGTGGCGTGTAATCTGGTAAACCTGCATAACTTGAGCTACTTACTGTGTCGGAGGGTGAGCCTGTTGGCGAGATGAACCAGCGGTAAGTGTCATCTATAGAGGGCGTGTGTAGCGTCCAGTAGTAATAAGGGGGAAATATCCACATTGCCTGACCGTTCGCGGCTACACCGTCTATCGAGTCATCATAACCGCAGCCGGTTCCGTTTGCGTTCTGAACGGGGCCAATCGCACCGTTGTCGGTCATGTTCACACGACCCATCCCTTTATAGGGTGCAATATTGTTGCAGTGCGCTATCACTTCTGGATTAGAGAGCCCATCTAAGTTCTCAAGGCGTGCATAAGCATCGGCGCGACGCTGCCATGCTAAACCGATTGTATCACTCACGGTCCTAACGCTCCTACTCTCCACATATCCGCAAGGAGGTTCTGTTGAAGCCGTGCGGGGGTGAGTATGCCCGTATGAAACCGATACTGAGCGAGAGTTCCAAAATTGTTGTACTGATTGACATAATTCCCCAACCACATAGGGCCACCGGCATCATTCATGTATGCAGTGACTACCCCTATTGATTCAGAATAAATCGCTTCCACTACTCCGTTTATGGTTATTGTAGGGGTATTTGTGAGGTTACTCCAATCCGCAGTGATTTGAATATCATACCAATTCCCTGATAGTAACGGAGTACTTGTTGCAATCCAGTGGAGATACGGGGCACCCCACGATGCGGTTGTATCATCCCTAGCAATATGTACAAAATTATAACCAGACCAATTAGTAACTCCTATCGTGTATGAAGGCGTCCAGTCACCTTTTCCTTTATAGAACAGTTCGCTATTGGCAGCCCCTCCATACTTGTAAAGAAACTCCATCGTATGAGCGCCGACGTTATCAGTCACAGGCGCGGTAGATAATGAGAGAACATCGGTTAATGCGGTTGTGCTGAACTGCCACGCGGTCGCTTTACTAGGAAGTGTGACTATATCGTTCTGCACGGCGGTTGCGTTGTAAGTCGCACCGCCTGTACCTTCATTAACGATGGTTGTTCCGCTGACGGGCCAATCGGCATACTTAATAACGCAGTTTGCCTCATACGGTAGATTAGCTCGTATTGGGGTGCCGGTATCCCCAAAGCCGTGCCGCCGCATAATTACGCCCTCGCAATCCAATTCACTTTAGGAGATGTGTCTGATGTTGAGCTCTTTACATAAATCAGATTGACATTCGACACGGGAAGTGTGAAGTCTCTTCCGGGTGCAAGTTCCATATAGCACGTTCCGGTTCCTGAGCCGAACAGGATTGATACGTTATTTGCCGCCGGTGCTTGGATAGTCACTTCTGCGCACGCCTGACTTGTTGTGAGCACGACTGCCGTCGATGCGTTCGCCGGTATTGAAGCGTTTTGACCGCTGACGATTGATGTTGATGGTGCTTCTCGCGTTGCGAGGTAATCGGTGAGCTGGTCTTTAACCGCCGTAAGCACCGCGTTCGCTGCATCAGGCAGAGTTGAAACGGCGACAGTTCCACTAACTGTTGCGGTTCCCGACGTGGTTACAGCTCCGGTCACTTTCAGACCTGCGCCGGATGAAGCAAGCGTGTAGATGTCCGCGAGTGTCTTAGGCGAAACGCCCGCGAGTGCCGTGGCGAGTGCAAGTAGTCCCGGATCGGTTGCCGCGAGTTGGAGTTCACCAACTGCCAGTTCGCCTTCCATGTTGACGCCCATGTTTCCGTTTGCATCAACATTTAGAGGAATAAAAGTACCCGTATCGTTGTCGACCCCAATGAAAATCCTTACTGGTTGCATCTTTTCACCTCACGCGAGAGCTATATACGCGAGATACACGGTCATCGCGCCGGCGGTTCCTTTAGACGTCCCCGTGTAACCGAGTGTCGAGTTCAAGTGGTTCGTAGCTGCGTAAAACTTTCGCAACGGCGTAGGCCATACCGATACGCCAAATGGGGTCGTGGCGCTTTGTGTGCCGGTAAGCCAAAGGTTTGATCCTCTATCGGAGCATTTCTGACCCGAAACCGCGTTAAGCGTGAGCCCCACGTTTGCATTGCCTATGAAGTTACTGGCATTGCTGTCATCGCCGAGGTCAATCGTGACTGCGGTTCCGTTAAATGCGGTTGTGCAAACAGCGATCACGTCGGTTACAAGTGCATTCGCAGGTATTGTGATAATTGGGTTTGCACTCTTGCCGTCGTTATACGTGACGGTTCCAGAAAGAACCTTAGCCACGCCTGCGGCTAGTTGCGTTGATAAAATGCCACCTGCAAGTTTCGACTGCGCTATACTTCCCGCAAGTTGCCCTGAAGTTATGCCTGCCGCAGGGTTCAAAGAAGCAGTTGTAAGCGCTCCTAGCGCGATCTGAGCTTCCGTTATCGAATTAGCTGCTACTTCCGCAGCGACAACGGTGCCGTCCGCGAGAGTGAATACCCCCGTATCGGACTCATAAACGATCATGTCGCATTCGATAAGGTTGCGACGTCGATCTAAAACATAAACTGTTTTGGTTGTCATTAGTTTTTTCCACCTACCGCCATTCTAATGATATTTTTCAATTATAACCTGTGCAACCGTCCTGCCGCACGATTCAGTTTCTTAACCATATCGCGCTCCATACGAGTCGCACGCAGGCTTTTATATGCTTTGCCGGTAGCGTTAGGACTTCCAATATCGGTTCCTACGAGTTGAACCGCAACTGCGGCCGCTGCAAGGTCTGTCGCTGTGTTTGCGGATCGCAGAACTTTATCATTTTCCGTTGCTTTCTTTTTCGTCACCGTTATCACCTCCTATGTAAGGTCATATTGGCGCTCTCGCGCCGTTATAATCTGAAGGCCGTTGTTATCTACTTCTGGCATGATTGCCGTGATATATAACTCTCGGTTTTTCCAGATCACACGCATTGAAGATTCAAGTCCCCTTACATCTGACTTTAAAATAATAGAATAAACGATTTCAGCTTGAGGTCTGTCACCAACGATAATCTCTTCTGCATTTGTCGGGATTACCTTTGCTGGAACATTCGATAAGAACGTAGGCCACTCGTCGAGCCAGCCGGAGCCTGCAGTTTGTTCGTCTGGCTTGCTTTCTATGTCGATCGTATCACCAAAATAAATGAAACGCGGGAGTCTCAATATCTCGTATCCTCCCATATATCCTGAACGAATGCTCGCGGATACTTTTGTCTATTAAGGCCGCCAGCATAGACCATTGGCTCACCGGATACGTGACTTCTAAGAATCTCAGACAGCTCTTCGTATTGCTGAACGATGTAGCGCGGATCAGAGTTCGATAAAGCGCCGGTGCGTTCAGGCGGATACTTCCTATATTTGGTTGCGACGGCTTCCGCGCAATCCGCAGCCGGCGCGTGAAGGTCATCCTTGTCAACTATGAGTCCAATAAGCGCTAGAACTTCTTCGTCGGCGAGTAACTGGTTCTGTGGATCATCAACGTCGGTATCTCCGATGAGAAAACGCACCCAATCAAGAGGGCAATCTGCCACGTTTGCTACGTCTGTAAGAACAGCTCCGTACGTGAAGTGCATTTTCTCACCTTTGATACGTCGTTCGTTTAAGCCACTGCGCCGGTGAAGTAGCTGCCCATGCGAGTAGCGACTACCTTTGAGGCCCAGAAAGCTTCGATCTCTAGTTTGTTTGTCTTCGTCTCGGGGTCGACCCATTCCGAGATAGCCTGACCGCCAGCCGCAGCCCCCGGCGCATTGCTCCAAGTCAGCGTGACCATTGAGGTCGCTGTCTTAGGCCCAATGTTGGGTGCTGTGTAGCACAGAAGCGCGTCTTTCCCGTAACTAAACTTGAATACGGGGGTCTGTCCACGCTTTGCGGTGTTGGTGACTACCTTCGGTACGTAGATGTTGTCGATTTCGAGAACACGTGCGAGCATCTCGACCGTGATCGAGTCGGCACTGACATACTGGTATTGGTCTTTAATATCGGGGTGCATCTTTAATGCTAAGAAAACCCGAGGCCCAATAATCAGTGTGTTCGGATACTTGCCGGTAAGTTCTTGCTGGTCCGTCGCTGCGTTCAGAATGTCGTCAACAGGGGAGCTGTTGGTCCGGTCAGACCAGTAGCAGAACGTTGAACCTCCGGATACCCCGGTCGGGTTTGCCGTCTGCGCTTCTCCGGTAAACTGGTTGCCAGAATCCCAAGAGTTTGCGGTCATCGCGGTTGCGATAAGGTCACTTTCTCTTTTGAGAAGCATCTTGTCGGTCAACAGTTCCGTCGCGTCGGCGTGTAGATCGAAGATTGAGTCCGCGATCTTAAAGTCCTCGTCTGTGAGGATTTTCTTCAAGGCCCATCGCTTGACTGCATACGTGCCTTTGGTTAGGCCGTATTCTGTCGCGACCGATGGAGTCCCTGCAGCGCGTTCCTGAACCTCATCCCTCATGAAGTCTTCTTGGTTGTACTTCCAATACTGACCTGCTTTGTCCTCGACGGGGAGGTTGGGACACACTAAACTTGCTACGAACGCATCATCGGCTTGGGTGTATTCCTCACTGTAATTAGTGAGCGCCCTGCTGATGTGCATCATGTCATAGGTTGGTTCCATTTTTCTTCACCTCCTTATGTCGAAGTCACAAAGAACACCCAAATTGCTCCGGTGTCCGCATTCGTAAAGGTCGTGCTGTGCGCGTAGGCTAAACCGAGTGTCGTTGCTGCTGTTACTGATGCACCTGCGCCGCCGATTGCGGAAGCTTGGATAGCCGCTGTTGCACCTGCCTGACCACAATTCGCCGACGTGAGCGATAGCACACCGCCGGTTACTACGCCTGCAGTCGAGGTCAACGTTAGCGAACCGCTCTTGCCTGCTACACTGCAAGGTGTATCAATCACCGCATACATTGACTTGATAGTCCCCGTTGCAGGAACCGGAATGCCTGTGACGATATTCCCGTCACTCAGAAGTGTAGCGAGTGGTATTCTCACTGG